CATTGGAGTGCTTAGCTCTTTCCTTTCCTTGCCGTTACTCCCCATTAAGGGGGCTTGGATTGGACTCTGGAAGAAGTTGCCCCAGAGCACAATGCGTCACGACGATTTGACAAATCGCGTTCAGTCATTGTGCTTTGGTGCATTTTATCAACAACACTTCCCTCTCCACTTAGTTGGGGAACTTTCCATCTTCGACAAATTTGTTAGCGCTGATTACTCTAGCGCCACTGACCTTGTCTCCCGCCAGTGTTCCACCTTGGTTGCAAACTGCTACCGTGGTTTCCCTGGTTGGAGACATGTTGTTAAGTCATTTGAAGATGGTGGTTTTTGTTCCTATTCTAAGAACAAATTCCCCTCCACATTTGAGCCCTTACCTAAGGTCCCCTATGTGAGGGGTCAACAAATGGGACACGGTCTCTCATTTTTCATTCTCTGTTTAACCAACTTATGCTGCCTTATCACCGCCACCGAGCGGTGGAGGAAGGCAACTGATGTGCGTCTTCGCCTTCTTGTAAAGGAGGGTAGGATGGCCTATTCAGTTGCTCTCTCTCTCTCTGAATTTCATGAGAAATTGTGCAAGCATGTTGTTTTTACAGCAATGATCAATGGGGATGACCTCCTGTTTTGTTGTCCACATTCCAACCTTTGGACCGCCGATCTCGCCAGTATTTTTGAAGAGGTTGCCCTAGAAGTAGGTTTCGAATTTTCAGTCGGTAAGAATTACATTAGTCACAACTGTGTCATGATGAATTCCCAGGCTTTTAAATTGAAAACTGAAAAAGGGCTTCTTCCGAAATTTCAGAAGTGCGGTTATTTGAATCAAAGAGTTGCATTGGGTCAGGTTGCATCAAAGAAAAATCTCAACACGCCTTTAACGGCTGCTGTATCTTTATCTAAGATGTTAAAAGACCTTCCCCGTGCTGTTCCGTTCATTACCACACTTCAAAAGCGTTACCCGGTCCTTGACAAGCGATTTCACCTCAAAGGTGAATGTTTCCGTCCAAACTGGTTCATCCCTACCCATTTAGGTGGCTATGGGTTGGATATAAAGTTTGCACGGGAGTTCGCTCCCACAAAATCACAACTATTGGTTGCAGCTCGCTTCTTTACAGAGCGTAATCTAAAACTTTTGGCTGTTTGTGGTGATGAACTCTCACTCGACGTTGGTTGCCTTAAAGGCATAGTCGGTGAAGTTTTCACTGTCAAAAAAGGTTCACAAGATCTTTTCCCTTTCCCCACGACTCGTGTGGAGGATGATGGCTGGGCTCAGCGCCTTGCCTACCTCAACACTTACCAAAACCTCTGTTCACCTCTGTCCAATGTTGCGAAGATTTGCAATCATTTGATGGATGTTAAAAAAGGTTTTTGGTGCGAGCCGATGTCGATTGAGAAAATGGTCGAGTATTGGGATGTCGATTTGTTATATCCTACGCCACCACCATGTCCACCACTTCAACCTTTGAAGTATGATGGAAATGTGTGTTCAGGTTACCTCCACTCTTGGAGGGATGGGCCCAAGACCAAATGTTGCCGTGTCTCATGTGAGTATCACGGCTTGTTCGGTTTAGGTTGTCCATCGGAATGAGACGAAGTAGCAGTCGGTACTGCTTAGTAAATACCCTAATCATTCCTCATTTTCAAATG